GCTGAATGCGCTGCAGGTCGGTGATCGTCTTCTCAGGCGGTGCAAGCTGGTCAAGCTCGGCCTGCAAGGCCCGCAGGTCGTCAATCGCCTGCGCAGGGATGAGGTTCGCCACCGGCCCCAACGCGGACGCGGCGCGCTCGGCGTCCTGAAACGCCTCCAGCGCCTTGACCAGACTGTCGTACTCGCGCCGCATCTCGGCGAGGCGCTTGGCGGCTTCGGCGCGGGACTTGTTCGCGGCCTTCTCGGCTTCGTCCTGCTCTTCGAGGGCTCGGTTGTATTCCTCGGTCGCGTCGATCCGGGCGAGCGCTTCACCCTTCTCGGCCTGCAATGCCGCCGACGTCTCTTCGGCAGCGCGCAGGCGAGCGCGGGCGTTCTCGATCTCGTTCTGCGCGAGAACAACGCTCTCCGCCGACATGCTGTTGGTCAGGCCGATGGCGGTCTCTGCGGCCTTGATCGCGGTCTCCCGCGTGCGGATGACCTCGCGCTCCTTCTCGATGATGCCGGCAAGGTTGCGCTCTTGGTCGTGGTAGTCCTCGGCAAGCGCATTGCGCGAGCGCGTGGCCGCGGCTTCGTGCTTGTCGATCTCGCCGGTCAACTCCTTGAAGGCAAGCGCAGCGTCGTCGTTCGCGCCGCGCAAGCGCACCAGCGCCGCATGGATACCCTCAAGCAAGGGGCGGGCCGCATCGGCGCGCGCGCCAGCCTCCTCCATGCGCGCGGCAAGCCGGCCGGTGGCCTCGGCCGCCTGCTCGGATTGGTTCGCGAGGACTGCGTAGGCAGCGACCAACGCAGCGACCGCAACACCGGCCGCAGCGGCGACGGTCATCGACCCCCCCAGCGCGGCCTTGAGCACATCGGCGGCCTCGGATGCGCTGCCGAGCGCGCCCGCGATCTCGGGGCCCTGTTGCATGATGACCATGAACGGGTTTGCCCCGCCGGCCAACTGCTGAGCCACGTCCGCGAGGTTGTAGCGCAGCGTCATCACGCGGCCGTTGAGGTTCGACACCGACCCTGCAGCGTCGTCGGCCGCATCGGCGGTCTTCTTGATCGCTCCGGGCGCGCCATCGGGTGAGGCATCCCCGCCAGCGGTCCGGTCTGCAGCTGCCTGCGTCGCCGCAGCCTGTCCCTTCATCGCCTCGGCTGTCTCAGCGGCCTGCTGTTCAAGGGCCGCGCCGGTCTTCGTGGCCTCGGCCTGCGCTTCAGCGAGGGCATCGGCCGCGTTCCCGGCGGAGAGCAGGGACTTGGTTGCCTCGTCACGGGCCCTGATGACTACGTTGATCACGTCGGACATCTGGGGTCACCGGGCGCCGGTCAGGGCGGTCAGGAGGGCGGCGAGGGGGCTGTGCTCGGCGTCGTGGCGCTCGCCGGCGAGGGCAGCAGCGGCGTCAAGATAGAGCGCCTGCCACGGGCAGTCTATCCCGATGAGCGCCGAGGGGCGCACCCCGTACCGCCGCGCGGCGAGGTCAGCGGTCAGCGGGAGCCCCGGCTGCGCGGCCACGAAACGAGGCCACCAGCGCGGCCGCCTCCCGTGCGAAGCCCGTCGCGGCCTCGGCGCACGCCCACACAGTGCCCCACGGCATCGTCTGGATGCCGACGGTCCCGGCGGTCGGGTCATCGTCGCCGGGCAGGACCACGCGCATCGGGGTCCACGTCACCCCGTCAAGAGACACCCCGTCGACCGCGGCCATCACGACCCGGTCGGCGGCCTGCGCGGCGCTGCGGAGGACCGACGCCCCGAGCGCCGACAGGTCAAGGTCCGGCGCGTGGGCGGGTGCCTTCGCGGCGGCCTCGATCTTCGCCAGCGCCCCGCCGACAAGGCCCTCAAGGACACCGGCCTGCGCGGCCTGCCCCGGCGACAGGCGCCGGACGCGCCAGTAGAGCGCGGGGCGGTCGCCGTCGGCGGGCTGACAGACGGCGGTGAAGGGCCCGGCGGCGGCGCGCAGGACGCTGAGCACGTCCGGCGCGGCGGGGGTCTGTCCGGGCTGCTCAGGAGTCATAGGCGCTCTCAGCGTTGACGATGACGATGGTCGGGGTGTCGTTGCTGGCGAAGGCAATCGACGTGGTCAGGTCGGCCATAGACCCGCCGACCGTCTCGGTCACGGTCGCCCGGCAGTCCTGCAGGGTGATCGTGATCGTCTTCGCGCCGGTGGCAGTGTCGGTGAAGGTCAACACCAGATCGCCGGTGGTGTCGGCAGTCTCGGCGATGCGGGGCGCGAACGAGTCCTTGTCGACGACGATGGTCGCGGTCGCGCGCCGGGGCACGCCGACGGACGGCTCGGCGCTGGTCAGGGCGCCGACCTGCGGCCGGCGGGTCGCACCGTTGGTGATGGTCGCCTCGGCGGACTTCACCGTGCCGATGGACGAACCGCCCCACGTCACGACGCACTCATACGCCTCGGCGAAGACCACCGACGGGTAGGACGGGCTGCCGGCGGACCCGTCGGCGGCGGCGCTCATGCCGATGATGTCGACGTTCCACAGCACCTCGCCGCCGGGCGTGACCGACAGGCCGAGGCTGTTGACCTTGCATCCGGCGTTGAGGATCGACCGGCCGCTGTCGCCGTAGATCTGCTCAATCGTGAGCGATGGCAGGGCCGCGGCCGGGCCGTAGGTGTGGGTATAGGGGCCGGTGCCGGACGATGCAGCGGCGCCGAGGGCGGCGCGCATCAACAGCCCGAGGCCGCTGTAGGACGCGGGGATGGTCAGAGCACCGCCGACCTCGACGCTGGCGACGAACTCGTCCTTGACGAACCCGCCGGTTCCGTGCGACAGCCGGCCGCGGACGTTGCGGGTGCGGGTCAAGGTGAGGGTCGACCCGTTGATCGGCCAAGACTTCGTGCGGCTGACGGCCGTGCCGGGGGTGACCTCGACGCCGACCATGACGCCGGAGCCGCGTGAACTGTAGGGGACTGCCATAGGGGCCTCCGGTGTGTCGGTGGGGATCTATCAGATCGCGGGGGCGATGCCCCTCAGCTTGAGGTAGTGCCGCTCTTCGGTCAGAAAGCCCGACCAACCGACGCGGAGGACCGCGAGGCCGTCGCTGGCGTTCTGGACGTTGACCAAAGCGCGCACGGTGTGGCCGGTCTCATCGGTGAAGAGGCGCAGGTTCGCGGCGAGCATCCAGTTTGGCGCGCTGGCGTGGCCGCCGGTCGTCACAACGTAGAGCCAATCGACGTCCTCGAAGACGTCGCTGCCGTTGTAGCTGTAGCCTGCCTGAAAGCGCAGGGACCAACCGAGGACCGCGTAGATGTGCCGGAACTCATCGACGCCGACCACAGCGGTCTGCGCGGGGGTCGGGGTGTTGCTGCCTGCCGACTGCGACCACGACGGGCTATCCCAAAGGATCGCGCGGCCGGCGGGCATGATACGCCCGGCTTCAGCGTAGGCGCCGACGGTGTTGGCGAAGGGCCCGGCGCTGGGGTCGACTGCAACCGCGGTCGCGGGGCCATAGTACAGGTAGACCGTGCGGACGGCGCCGGCCGGGGCGGTCGCGGGGACGTCGATCTCGAAGTCGAAGATCCCGACCTTCGATGCGTAGGTCCACGTCGCGCGTTCGTGGACGATGATGGAGCCCCCGGCCGTAGCGAAGCGCACGTCGTAGCCGTTGCTTTGGACGGTCGCCCAGAAGTGCGCGAGATCCGGGCCGATGGCCAAGCGCGCCACAACCGCAGCGCCGCCGGGGGTCGCGCCGGTGGTGTCGCACGTCACAGCGACGCGGAAAGCGTAGTTTGCACCGTTGGATGCGGTGATCCAAGCCATTAGGGCACCGCCTGCCACTGCCATCGGACAGTGAGGATCGCGGTTGCGCAGCCCACGGGCACGCCGACGTCGGCGGCCGCAGACGGCGCGGTGAGCTCGCCCAGCACAACGTCCCGCACCGTCGCCCCAAGGGTCCGGTCGGTCAGGGTCGCGGCGCGCACGCGCTGCCACAGACCGACGGCGGCGATGTCTCGGGACAACGGGGTATCCGCCGTGCCCTGCGCCCACATGCGCAGCTCGAAGGTCGTCACCGTCTCAGCGCGAGTCAGGGCCGCAGGGGCGGTCACGTTCACCGACGACGTGATCATTCGCCATGCCACACAGTCGCCGGTCACTGCGGGGCGGTCAGTCGCGCCGTAGGTCACGCGCTCCGCGGTCAGGCCCGACGCGGTGAGGAGCATCGTCCCCACGGCGGCCATGACGTCGGTGATGGTGGTATCGCGGTCAGACACGCTTGAGCTCGGCGGTGATGTTGCGGGCGAGGACTTTGGGCAGGTCAGCGGCGGCGCGGTCAGCGGCGGGGCGCAGGAAGGGGCGCGCGCGGATGCTGACCTGCTCCACCAGCTTATACCACAGTTGCCCCGACGGCTTGTGCCGCAGGTAGAGCGCCCCGGACTTCGCCTTGATGACGGTGAAGAGGCCCGCGCCGGACTGCCGCAGGGGGCCGCCGTAGCGGTCAGCTCCCGCCGGGGTGCGCGCAGGTGGGAGGGGGATGCGGAGGTAGCGCGACCGCTTCGGGGTGATGGTCGCGCCGTATTCATGCGTCCCGGCGTATCGCACCGATGCCCCATCCTTGAGCCGCCCGCCGGCGCTGATGACTGCCTCGGGGCCCTCGGGTGTATCCCGCACGGTGCCGGCGACCGACCGGAAGAGGTGGCCGTTCTGCCATAGCCCTTGGCTGCGGACGTTGGCCTTGCCGTAGCTCTCCCCTCGCATCGCCACTTCGATCATCGTCCGCCCGACCGCAGCACGGAAGCCGCCGGCCCCGAGCCTCTTCAGCATCGCAGCGGCCTCGGCAGGGGTCATCAGACCACCGGAACGACGTAGCGGGCGATCATCTGGCGCACAGCGTCCGGCATCGTCTCGGGGCGCAGGGACGTGGAGATGCCGGCCTCGCTGACAGAGGTCCGGCCTTGGCCATGCCGCAGGTCGAAGAGATGCCGGGTCAAGACCGCGACGGCGTGTGCCAAGTCATCGGGCAGGGTCGCCCATCCCGCGGTCACGACTGCGCGCACAGAGCGGCGGGTCAGCGGCAGGGGCGGGTATGACGGGGCGATCTCGATCATCGACGTGCGGGCGTCGAGGGTGTAGCCGGCGCTGTCCCGCAGCGTCGAGGCGTCCCAGACCCGCGAGGTGGAGACGTGCAGGGACGTGACGGCGGTGATGTTGGGAACGCGCACCAGCAGCGTGTAACCGCCCTCGCTGACGACCACTTCGGGCTCGATCAGGGTGTAGGTCGTGGACCCGAGCGTCGGCGCGCCGTTGTCCGGCATCGCGGAGCAGAGCGCCGCGGCGATCATCGCGTCAGCCACGTCGATCAGCGTCTCGATCTTGGTGTCTTCGGCTGTCCCGGTCAGGCCGGGGATCTGCAGGCGCGCGGCGGCGGCGGTGATCACGGGCACGGGGGCACCCCATACGGGTCGGTCGGTTCGGCGGGGCCGTCCGGGGCGTCGGGGTCGCCCGGGGCGCGCTGGGGCCCCGGGGCGGTGACCAGCCGGCGCGTGAGGTACGCGGGGCCGGCCGGGGCGCGGCCTACGGCTGCGTAGGCGCGCGGGAGGGGATGGCCGGGCGCCGGGCCACCTGCGACCGCGGGGGCGGCTGCAGGGGCCTCAGCGCCCGGCAGGGCGGCCCCCGCCGGCGTGGGGGCGTCGGCGGGGGTGCGGGGCATCAGACGCGGACCTCTTCGCAGAGGAGCGAGTAGCGGCCGTAGATGGCCACGCCCGACGCGGTGACGGCCTTGTTCAGCTTGATAGCAGCGCCCGGCGCGATCTCAAGGATCGTGCCGACCGCGGCCGTCGCGAGGGTCAGGGCGATCGGCGTGGTCGCGGCGAGGTCGCCGGTGCCGCCGCTGCCGCTGGTCCGGGTGTCGAAGCTGTGCAGCGTGGTCGCGCCGTTCGCAAGGGTCACCGTCGCGTAGTTGGTGTCGTTCGCGGTGACGGCAGCCTGCGGCGTGAAGTACCCGCTGATGATGCGGAGCTTCACGGGCAGGGGGTTGACGTACACATCGCCGTCGACGGTGCCGGCGGCGGCACGGATGAGCAGGAGGTCAACCTGCCGGGTCATGGGTTGGGACATGGGGTCACCTCAGAGGCGCTGGGGGTGGATCAGGAGGCGTTGTAGCCGTACACCACGTTGACGATGCTGCCGCTGGTCGGCGCGCTCGCGTGGTCGGGGCTCTCGAAGGCGTAGCGGCCGGAGGCCACCAGCGCGCCGGTGTTGTTGAGGATGTTGACGTCCGACTCGACGCGCAGGCCCTGGCGGGTGCCGAGGATGTAGCGGTTGAGGTCGACCATCACCACGCCGCCCTTGGTGTTGCTGCCGCTGGTGGCGTTGTGGACGCCGGCGGTGTCGAAGGCGCCGGTCTCCGCGCCGGTGCGGCCGAGCGGCCACGCGCGGATGACGGGGCGGCCACCGATGGCAGCGACCTGCCCGCTGAGGATGGTCGCCTGCGGGCCGAACTTCTCCAGGGTCGCGACCTGATCCATCGTGCTGAACTTGCTCAGGATCTCGGCGAAGGAGGCGAAGACCGCGACGCGGGACATGTCCTGCCCGCAGCCGGCGCTCATCTGGCTGTGCATCTCTTGGATCTTCGCGAAGGTGTAGGTCGAGGCCAGATCCTTCTTGGCCGCGGTACCGATCTTGAGCGCGCGGGCGCGCAGGCCGAGGAAGGACCGACGGTGGTCGAGGCTGCCGCCGACCGCGCTGCCGCCCGACGGGGTGCCGACGGGGAAGACGCCCTCGGGGGCCCAAGCGGTGAGGCTGTCTTGGTGGGGGGTGGTCGTGTCACCGTTGAGGACCGCGTCGAAGAGGGCGAGGGACATGGCCTCGGCGATCTGCGCGCGGAGCTCGGGGAGGTAGCTGATGATGCTGTCAGCGTCGGCGTTGCGGTCGTAGATCACGGCGCAGGCCATGTCCTTGACGGCGTAGGCCAGCGAGGACGTCCCCATCGCCGAGGTGATGAACTCAGCAGCGGCCGCAGCGCTGGCGGCGCCCTGCAGGTAGGGGCGGGGGCGCGCGGTGCCGAGCGGGCTCTTGACGTTCTTGTCGTTGAGCGTCTTCTGCACGAACAGACCCACGGGGCTGTCCATGATGGCCGCGGTCGCGACGCGCATCATCTCGGGGAGCATCACCTCGCCGGGGATGAAGTCGGCGCCGTTGCCGCTGGACACGCCGAAGACGCGCCGGATGGTCGCGACGCCGTCGTTGGTCAGGCCGTTGCGCTGCAGGCGGTCGGACAGGCGGGCGAGGATGTCGCCGCCGTGCTCCAGGGCCGCCCGGCCGAACTCGCCGCCGGACGCGCGCCCGACGTTCAGGCCGCGCAGGGCGAGGCGGACGTAGAGGGCCTCAAACAGATCCTTGATCTCGGCGTGGCCCTCACCGAAGGTGCGGGTCGACGTGAGCAGGCCGTCGGCGCGCTCAGTGTGCTGCTCGCTGCCGAAGGCGATCCGGCGGGTCGCGCCGAAGAGTTGGAGGCTGTCGTCGCGGCCGAAACTGCGGGTCAGGCTGGCGGCCGGGCCGTCGAAGGGCGCGGGGGTGCCGGCGATCTCGCGGGCCTTGAGCTTGGCGATCTCGCCGTCGAGCTTGGCGACCTCGGCGGTCTGGCGCTCTTGGGTGAGCTTGACGTCGTTGACGCTGCGCTCGATGTCCGCCTTGGCGGTGTTGATGGCCTTGCCGACGAGGACGTCGACCTGGGCCTGGAGGGTGCTGCTGTCGGCCATCGTGGCCTCCTATTGGGGGATGACCGGGAGGGCCGCCCGGCGCGGAGGGAAGGGGTCAGACGGAGGAGGTGGAGACGGGGAAGAGCTTGGCGAGGGCGCGCTCAATGAGGGCGAACGTGTCGGCCTCGGGGTCGGCCTGCGCGGCCTCCGCCTCGGTGACGTGCGCGCGGGTCTCTGCGGACACGTCGGCCGGGGCAGGGGCCTCGGCGTCGTCGGTGCTGCGCTGCGCGATGGCATCGGGGTGCATCGGGGTGCCGACGATTGAGCACTCCATGAGGCGGGGCGCTTCATAGACATAGCCGCGCTGCGCCCAGCGGGGGTCGTCGGTGGGGTACTTGCTGCGGTCGGTCAGCTTGCCGGGGATGAAGCCGACAGAGCAGGCATTCAAGACGCCCTCGGCAAGCTGCCGGGCGACGGCGCGGCTGGTCTCGGTGGCATCCGACGGGACGAAGGCGCCGGTCAGGGCACGCACGCCGGGGGCGATGTCGGTCACCGACAGGTCGACCCACTTGCCGATGGGGAGGCCCCAACTGTTGTGATTGAAGAAGGCGACGGGGTTTTGGCTGAACCGCGACAGATCCCAATCCTGCATGACGAGGTCGTGGGCCTCATCGGGCGTGCTCATGGACATCACGAAGCGGTAGCGCGGGGGCTCGCCGTCGTTGGTGTCTGGCTTCTCGCCGTCCATCGGCAGGGCGCGCAGCATGACCGACCGGAAGAGCGGCGCCGGCTCGATCTCGCCGGGCTGCAGGCCACCGGCCGCGCGGCGCTCCACGAAGGCGCGGCGCACGTCGGCGGGGCGGGCGATGACCGGGGCGCAGAGCATGGGGTCAGTCCTTGAAGACGGGGCGGGTGCCGCATCGGCAGTTGATGTCTTGGCGGGCGATGCCGAAGCCGCCGGGGGACGGGGCTCGGGCCCCTACGTCTTGACCCGACGGTATCACGAACATGCCCCCGGGTGCAACACGTTGACCATGACAGCGGCGATGGGAGCGGTCAGGCTCGACAGGCAGCGGCGCGCGCACCCATTCGACCTCGAAGTCGACGCCGAGGTTGGCCGCTTGCCCATAGGCCAAGTCGGTCCCGGCCTGCAGGGCGCGGTTGGTCTCGGTGCGGGCGATGGTCAGGGCGCGGGCCGCGGAGAACGCCTGCGACGACCGGACGCGCTCTTGGATGTCGCCGATGGACTCGCCGGCGGTGATTCCGGCGATGACTTCGGCCTCGATCTGGCGCTTGGTCGTCTCGTTGACGCGGGTGACCTGCTCAGCCAACAGGCCGGGCGTCGGGGTCAGGGTCGGCTCCCAAGCGATGCCGCGGCCGTCGGGTGCGGTCAGCCACGCCTTGAAGAGCCCCCAGCCCACTTGCACGGTCGCGCCGATGACGTTGGTCAGGGCCTCGGCGATGGTCAGAGCCTCGGCTGCGACGGAGAACAGCGCGGCGACGTCATCAGCGATGAGCACCCGGCGCACCGGGGCGGTCCCGGTAGGCGTCAATAGGCCAGCGCGTACCCCCCGGGCAGCGTCAATAGCCCCGAGCCGGGCGATGATGCGGTCGCGCTGGGCACGGAGGGCCCCGGACCATGCGCGGAGCACGGCGCGCTCTTGGGCGCGGCGCGCCTTGCTGACCAGCCTGCGCGACCGGGCGATGGTCAGGCGCGGCGGCTTGCCGGCGGCGCGGGTAACCGGGGCGCGGCGGGTTGCGCGGCGCTTCGGCTTGCGCGCGGCCATGATGGCATCCCGGCGGGTGCGCGCCCAGCGCCGGCCGGCATCGCCACCCCAGAGCAGCCAAGCGATCCACTGCGCGGACGGGTCGGAGCGGTCTTCCCAGCCCGCGGCGGTCTGTTGCGCGCCGTGGCGGGCGAAAAAGCTGTGCATCCGCAGGATCGTGCGGTCGCTGAGGTTCGCGCGGTTCGCGATGTCCCGGGCGCGCGCGACACCGACGGCAGTCCCGCCCCGGCCGTGCTCTTCGCGCAGGCGCAGGCCAAGGCGGGCGTTGGAAGCCATGCCCGCGGTCGGCTTGCGGTCGATGCCCTCGATGTCGCGGATGACGCTCACCCGTCGCCCCGGGCCGCGAGGGCCTCGGCGGCGGCGGTCAGGGCGGCGATGGCCTCGGCACGCTCGGCGTCGGTCGCGTCGGGGTTGGTCAGCACGTCGGCGGCGTCGGAGAGCGATGTGGCGAGGTCGGCGTCTTCGGTGGCGAGGTCTTCGTCTTCGTCGAGGTTGTCGTCTTCGTCGTCCGGGGCATCGTCGGCGGGCGAGGGCGCGGGGGTCTGCCCGGCAGGGGTCGCCGGGGCGGCAGGGGCGGTGAAGGCGCCCTCAGGCACGTCGTCCCAGCCCTCGTAGGCGTAGGCGGTCGCCGGGTCCATGCCGTTCGCGATGTGGGCGCCGATGCGCGCGAGGATGTCGCTGTCAGCGGCCTGAAGCGGTCCGACGCCGCTGAAGTCATGCTCGACGGTGATGCTGTCGTCGCGATCAACGCGCCGGGCCAACAGGGTCATCGCTTCGTCCAGCGGCGCGATCTTGCCCCGAAGGTCGGTCCAGTACGACGTGAGCTGCGCGCCGGCGGTCGCGAAGATGTTGGCTGCGTCGACGCCGAGACGCACGGGCGGCACGCCGAAGACGGCGAGGATGAGGTCGCGGGTCCATCGGCGCTGGTTCGGCCCGTCCATGTCCTTCGGCGCCCAGTCCAGCGTGTCGAGCTCCGCGCCTGCCGTGCCGAGGACAGCGACCCCGCCGTCGGCGTCGCTGAACAGGCGCCCGATCTGCGTCTTGATGACGGCGATCTGCGCGGCAGTCCATCCCTGCCCGACGTCCTTGGAGGCCGGGCGGTAGATGGCGGCCGGACGGCCCGACCGGGCCTTGCGCGCGGTGCCGGCAGCGAGGGCCTGATCGGCGGTCAGGTCGCTATGGAGCACCTGCGTCGCCCCGACACCGGCGAGGGCATCGGGGCCGTCCAGCACGCCCAGCGTCAGGACGGAGAGCACCGCTTCGGGCGGGTACTGCTTGACGGTGTCGCTGCCGATCTCGTACCCGAGCGGGGTGCCGTCGGCGGCGGGGATGACCCGGACGCGCTCGGGGTGGGCCCACCGCACGCCGATGGGGGCGCCGGTCAGGTTGCTGTAGAGCAGGACCGACGTCGACCGGCCGGCCAGAAGCATGTCCCGCACGGTCGCCTCGCGCCACGTCCGCGACGACGGGTGCCCGCTGTTGGCGATGGCCTTGGGGAGCCAGTGGCCCTCGATGACTTCGCCCCGGCGCTTGACGACAATCGGCAGGGCGGCGAGGTCACCGGCGATGGCCCGGACACAGGCATAGACCCAGGGGTTGAGGTACGCGCTGAGCGCGATGGTGGGGCTATACAGGCCCTCGGTCGGCGCTGCCGCGGCGTAGTCCCCGCCGGCGATGAACTCGCGGGGGCGCTCCACCGGGTTGACCAGCCCGAGCGCACGGGCGACGGACAGGTAGGCGCGACCCCAGACGGACG